AATATGTCGAGCTGGGCACTCGATTTATGAAGGCACAGCCATACATGGAACCGGCGTTCAACGCCCAGAAAGACCGCTTCATTATCGACTTGAAAAAGGCGGTGATCAGTGATCTATGAGTCCACAACAAGAGTTATTCAGTCAGTTTCGTGTGGCACTTGAAAAGGCGTTCCCAGGAATGGTGTTCGATGGAGATTTGCCTCCCGAGGACACGCCGTACCCTTTCATCTACATTGGCAATACGCAGGATTCTGCCTCTTATCAGGTGAAAGGCGGCTTTTTCGGCCGGGTAAATATTACAATTCACGCGTGGACGAACAACATTCGAGCGAGGGGCGATTTTTCCTCCTTGCTTTTTGGAATTCGCCGTATCGCACAATCGATCGACGCCTCGCCGTCTTATGGCTGGTGCATGTCTGGAGGAAACGAAGACATTTTGCCAGATGATACGACATCGGAGCCACTGATGCATGGGCTGGTGAATTGTGAGTACAAATATTGGAGGAAATAAGATGAAAACAAAAATTGATTTCAACAAGGTCAATATTCAGAATTTTGACTTGCAGATCTTTGCGGCCGAACCGGTGCAGGGATCGAAAATTATGTATTTAGTTCGTGTCCTGGAAGATTTGACAAAAGAAGCGGCGATGATTCTGGCATTTCAGACGGAAGGATCGACCAGCATTTCCAAGGACGCGGACAATGTTGTAACAAAGTCTGATCAGTTCGTGTTCCAGGAGGAGCAGAGATTGAGATCACACTGAACGCTCTTTTCGCTAAAGGCGACGAGAACGTTAAAAAGGTAAAAGCGGCTTTATTGAAAGATAAGGTCGTTGAGGTCTGGGAAATTAATACAGCGATCGAAGGTACGGGAGAGAATGCAGGGAAATACGAATCCTGCTACTATAACGGCTATATTACGGAGTTTGAACTGACCGCAAATGCGGAGGATTTTACTGAGTATTCTTTAACGGTCGGTGTTTTTGGCGAGCCTAAAGATGGCTACGCGACCTTGACACAGGAACAGCTGGAAGCGGCTCAGTACGTATTTAAAGACACAGTAGTTCAAACCGCTGCCGAGAGCAATTCATAAGGAGTCTTTAAACGACTCCTTTTTATTTTTAAAAAGGAGAAAAAATATGGAAATCACGATCAAAGATAAAGTGCACCAATTGCGGGCTACATTTGGGTTTTTAGCAGAAATCGACAGAGAGATGCTTGGCGAAACTTCCAAGAAGGACAACCCGACGATCGGGGCTGGAACAGGACTGGCACAGGCTGTAATCCAATGGCAGGAGGTTGGTGATATTTGTGCGCTGCGCGATATCGTTTACAGCTTATGCAATCACGAGGCCAAGGAAAGGCCGACGAAAAAGGACATTGAAGGCTATCTCGAATCTTGCGAAGACTTGGATATCTTTAGCGACGAGGTGATCAATTTTTTGTACAAAGCGAATGTCTGCAGGAAGGCATTGAAGAAAATGGCCGATCCGATGGGCGCGGCCGTGAAAGAGGAAATGGACAAGCTGAAACAGGGCGAGCTGAAAGCATAAGCGCCCAAGAGCTGATTGACGAGGTGGCAATCAACTGTTTTCGCTTTTTCGGCTACAACACAATGAAGCAAGCTCTCGACCTGGATATGCATGAATATCGCCTCTTGTGTGAAGCTCAGGCATTGAAAAACGTCGATCTCGATTATCGGATCCACGAGCTGGCTTACGCGAGCAACAAGGCTTCCTTGCGAGATAAAAAAGGGCGCCTGATCTACGCGAAATTCACGAAACTGTATGACTATGAGCGCGCGTTGGACCGCTTGAAAAAGAAGCAAACGAAGAAAAAGGAAATGTCACCACAGTTGGAGGCTTATAAAAGGTTTCTGGCTCAAAAGAACAAAGGAGGCGATGGATCATGAGTTCAACACAACATAGGATCGAGGCAATCCTTACCGCACGCGACGAAGGGATGACCAGGGCGTTATCACGGATCGAAACCGTATTGACGCAGTTGAACACAACAGTCAAGAAAATCGGCGACATCATGATCAAGGCGCAGGACAAAGCATCGCCAAAGATCGAAAAGGTTCAGGAGGCGGCAGAGGGGCTATCGAAAACCGACATCGAAACAAAAATCGAAGCGGTCGACAAAGCCACACCAAAAGCTGAAAAAGTAAAAGATGCAGCAAACGCAGTGGCTGCCAATCCGCCAAAGATCCCGATCGAAGCGACGGACAAAGCGACCAGCAAGATAGAAAAGATCAAAGCGACCGCTTCAAGTACCGCGAAAAAACCGTTCGAGATCATTGCAACCGTAAGAGACAAAGCAACGAGCAAGCTGGATTCGATCAAAACAAAAGCGGTGGCCATCGCTAAAAACCCGCATATCCTCGTTGTGCAAGCGAAGGATGCCGCGCGGAATGTACTTGACGGGATCAAAAACAAGCTGAAAGGTCTGCAGAAAGAGGCTGATAATACGAGCCGAAGCATGAGCGCCATTAAATTCGGCGCGCTCATGGAAGTCGGTAAAAAAGGTATTGGTTTGATCACGAGTCAATTTTCGGGATTCGTTGGAGAAATGAACAACTCAAGCAAAGCCTGGAAGACATTCGAGGGGAATATGAAGGCTTTTGGAGCTTCAAGCGGAGAGATCGAGCGTGTAAGAGGGACACTATCCAAATTTGCGACAGAGTCTATATATAGCGCTTCCGACATGGCTAGCACGTATTCCCAGCTTTCGGCGGTCGGTATAAAAAACTGTGACAAGCTCGTCACCGGGTTTGGCGGCCTTGCGGCAGCAGCTGAAAGCCCTCAGCAGGCTATGAAAACGTTGAGTCAGCAAGCGACACAGATGGCGGCAAAGCCAACTGTTGCCTGGGCGGATTTCAAGCTCATGCTTGAACAAACACCGGCAGGAATCGCCGCTGTCGCAAAACAGATGGGCATGACCACATCCGAGCTGATTTCCAATGTGTCAGAAGGGACCGTCGCGACGCAAGATTTCTTTGACGCCATTTCAGCTGTTGGTAACAATGACGCCTTCGGTAAAATGGCCACCCAGTATAAAGGCGTGGATGAGGCGATGCAGGGGCTGATGGAAACACTGCAAGTCAAACTTGCTCCGGCATTTGATAAGCTAAGCCAGGTGGGGATCAATGCGATTTCCAAGCTCGCAGACGCCATCGACAGCTTCTCTCTAGATCGGTTTTCAACGGTCCTCAACAACGTTAAAAAGATGTGGGACAATTTCAAAAATGGATTTTTAAATACTGGCGCTATAGAGGCTGTAAAGACCGCATTTAACGGTTTGGGGGATATGATCGGAAGGGTGGCTACTTCCTTGTCTGGCGATGCGGCGAATGGAGCGAAAACGTTCGGGGAAGTCATCGGAACGGTTGCAAAACTTATCGCGAACGCGGTAACGGCGATAGCGGATTTTGACGCAAAAACAGGCGGCATCGCAGGCAAACTTGCAGCTGGTGCCGGAGCAGTCATGCTTTTTGGCGGATCGTTCAATAAGTTGAAGTCCCTCGCATCTGGCGCTCTCGGAGGCGTTTTTTCTTTATTGAAAAAAGCATTACCGAACCCATTCAAAAAGCTACCAGCGGGGGCAAAGCCGCCATTAAATCAAACAAAAAGCAAAGTGGCGCAATGCGTCGATTCCATTGGAAATATGTTTAAGGGTATTGGCACTGGGATCAGCACGGCGTTCAAAGGGGTCGGAAAAGGAATCAGTACGGCTTTCCGCGGCATTTCTTCGGCCATCTCTAGTTTGAATCCGGTCGGAGTGCTGGCGTTTGCTGGAGTGGTCGCCACCCTGACGGCGGCATTCCTTGCATTGGCCGCATGTAAAGATATCGTACTACCATTCCTCCAGGGGCTGGCCGATATTATGACCGGGGTTCTAAACACGGCTGTCCAGATCTTTGTAGAAGCGCTGAATCAGTTGGCTCCGATCCTGCCAATCATCGCAGAATCATTAGCGAAGACATCTCCATTAGTCACGGCTTTTGGGGAAGCGCTTTCGGCGGTAATCGCAGCCATTGGCACGGCTATCGCTACGATCGTTGAGGCTTTGACACCAGTGATCGAGATTATCGCAAACATGTTCACGAGCATCGTTCAGATCATTGCCAATGCGATCACACAAATTATTTCAGTACTGGCTCCATACATTCCGGAAGTAACAAAAATGGTGGAAGCAACTAGCCAAGCCGCACAAGCGATTTGCGACGCATTCACGAACCTAGTTAACCAAGTCAATCCAGCGTTGGAGAACTTGAGAAACATTGTTGAAACCGTATTCAGTGGAATCTGTGACGTCTTGAATGAGTTTAAAGGAATCGTTGATTCCGTATTCGACGGCGTATCCGGTATTTTTGAATCTTTTGGGAATATGGTGAACGATATTTTATCCGGTGTGGCTGATATTATCGACTCGATCGGGAACGCCTGCTTGAAAGCTGGTGAAGGGTTTAATCGGCTTGGATCGGGCGTGCAAAAGATCATGCAATATAACTTTGTAGCACTTGGAACCAACTTAGGAGCGGTTGCAACCGGCATTGGCGGAATCTCGATTGCGGCCGCCGGATTAGGAGACACCGGAACGCAGATCCAGGCATTAGGTACCGGCCTTACGATGATTGCGAGAAATGTTGAAAGCATCGTTGCCGCCTCGCAGCAAATGCCATCCGTTGTTCAGAATTTCCAAAGTCTAGGCGAATTAAGCGGCCCGCTGTTGTCGGCATCCAGTTCATTGACGAGCTTTGCGGCGTCAGCAATGGCATCCGGCGTACTTTTGGTAGCAGCGAGCGCAAGTATGGCAGTCCTTGGGACCGCCGTGAAAACGTGCGCTTCGTCTATGTCGTCTTTAAATGGGCCGGTTCAGGCGGTATCGAGCGCTTTGCAGGGACTGGGCGGTGTGATCGGCTCGACGATCTCCCGGTTCTCTTCGATGGCGTCTGCGGCGACGTCGTCTTTCGCACAAGTCGGTCAAGGAGCGGCGAAGGGTGCGAACCTCGTCAAAACCGCCCTGACTCAAATGATCCAGGCGATGACGCAGGCTGTCGGGAAAGCAAAGACCGCCGGAACGCAGATCGGCAACGGGATCTCCAATGGGGTTCGCTCCGGCATGGCGAAACTCCCGTCGATCGCATCCAGCGCCCTATCGGCAATGTTCGGGGTTTTAAGCGGCGCACAAGGCCGAGCTTATTCCTGCGGTGTTTATATCGGTCAAGGACTCGCTTCTGGACTGAATGTGTCTGTGGGTGCGGTACAAGCTGCAGCCGCACGACTGGCGGCAGCGGCCGATGAAGCCATCCGGGCGAAGGCTCGGATCAATTCGCCTTCTAAGGTTACGACCGAGGATGGGCGGTATATTGGACTGGGACTAGTAAAAGGAATCGAAGGGACATATCGGCAAGTCCAAGGTGCGATCGACAACATCATGGATCTAACTGCTATGGCCGCGGATCCACTGGCATTTGCATTCGCGGGTGGGCAATTCACACAGGCGTCGGATTACTCGTATGGGATCAATGTCGCCGTAGATGTTCCACTCTATGTAAACGGTCGTGAATTCGCAAAAGCAACCTCGGAAGACTACGAGGATGTCACAGAGAAACGATCGAAATTTTTGAAAAAAATGAAAGGAGAACGATAAGATGTATGAATTTCACGATTTAACGCCAGCCACTAAAGGCGAGGTCAAAGGTCGTATGGCTGAATCCTTCTCCTTTAACGGGGTCTGGATCGAAGACGAGATTCCGCAATTCGTCGTGACCGGAACGACCGGTCGTGAGCTGATGGAAGCCGAACTTGATACTTTCGAGGTCGGCTTTTCCAACGGCTCAAAATACAGAAAAAAGCGCTATCCGGAAAGAAAGATCACAGTGCATTATATGATGGGCGCGCAGACAGATCACGATTTTCGGCAAGCCTACAACAAGCTGAACGCCCTGCTCGATCCAGAGCAGGCACAGCTTATCTTTGCCGATGAACCGGATAAATACTTTGTGGCGACAAAAACCGAAAACTCGACCGTAGAACCAGGCAAGAATTTTGTTGTCGGCGAGATCGTGTTTACTTGTACAGATCCTTTGAAGTATTCTACCGTCACTAAGTCGTTTCCAGCCACTCTGATCGAGGGAGTGCTTACCGCAAACATCGAAAATAAAGGAACCGCAGCAGTCCCGATCGATTACAAGATCCACATGAACCATGAAAATGGATACATCGGGATCGTTTCGGAATCAGGGGCCATGCAGTATGGAAAAAAAGAAGAGGCGGACGGCAAGATCGTGGAAATGAATGAACGACTCTTGACCATGACAAACTTTTTTAACAAAGCAGATGATGGCGCATCCGGCGTGGACTATATGCATCCAAACTATGATGCAACAGGAACTTTAGCTGTTGTCAATTGGTGGGATCAACAATGGCTTAGCTTTGGCAGTGCCGGCCCGAATCCAGGACAGGCTATGACAGGTGGTCAGCGCACTGTAGCGGTACCTGCCGATTCGAATGGACACGTAGGGGCGAAGAATTTTTACTCTTACTTTTTTGTGGTTATGTGGGCTGGTCTGATGGGGCAAGTTGGAGAGTTTAACATCAATTGGTTGACAGCCGATAATAAACAGATTGCCGGTGTCAACTGGTATAAACAAGACCTCTCTGGTAATACAGCTCACTACGAGTTATGGAGCAATGGAAAGATCCTTGCGACTTACTCATACGAATCAAGCCATGAAACCAACAAGAACCCTTGGTGGAGAACGAATGGGCACTGCGATCTTCGCAAGGTCGGTCGAAAGCTTACTTTCTACTGGTGGGCAACGTACCCATCATTCGAGATTCCCGAGATTGAAAATTGGGAATGCGCCAAAATCTCAATGGCATTCAAATGCCATCCGGTTTATCGGAACAGGTTGGTTACTCATATGGGTATCCGAAGCTTTATCTTTGATAAGCTAGGTGTACAGCACTGGAAGGACGTACCGAACCGATATCCAGGAAACGCTGATATGATCGTGAAAGGCAACGAGGGCAAGATGTATTTTAGAGGGATGCCGAGGCCGCAGGATGAGATGACGGGCACCAAGTACTTTCTGGCCAAACCGGGTGTAAATAAGGTTGAGTTTTATCACTCGTCTTTTAGTTCACCGGCGCCGACGATCACTGCAGAAATCAGGGAGGCATGGTTATGATCAAACTCACATCTCGAATTGCAATTCTAGACCAGAATGATACTGTTGTGGCTTTCCTGGACAATAACGTTCCTGATGGTCTTCCTTTCTGGGATGATGAGCTACACGAGTATCTGGAAGGAACGAGCAACACGTTTACTTTTAAAACGGACGCAAAGCATCCCGACTCTTTGCACCTTGTTGAGGGCTATAAGATCGCTTTTAAAACCGATCGCAGAGACTACTATCTCAATATCATGATCGTGCATCGCGACGAGAACGAAGTCGAGATCGAAGCGTGGTCCACGAACCTGGAATTGCTGAACGAACAGGTTTCGGGAATCGATCCGGGAGAGGCGCATTCGTTTTTGTGGTATAAGAATCAGTTTGATCCTGAAAACACCGTGCAGATCGGCTTAAACGAGGTCAGCGACAAGCAAATAAAGAACAAATGGGACGGCGAAAACACCGTCCTTTCTCGTTTATACAGTTTGGCCAACGTGTTTGATGCCGAGCTCGAATTTGTGCCGCAGCTCAATCAGGATTACTCCTTGAATAAGATCGTTATGAACGTATATCGTGCGCATTCCGACACCGTACAAGGCATTGGAAAAGCGAATGTCTCTAACCTTGTGTACGGCCGTGAGATCAAAGGAATCAAGAAAACAAGCGATATCACCGACCTGTATACCTGCATCTATCCACATGGCGGAACGATCGAAGGCAGCGATTCCAAGATTGATATATCGGGCGTTAGTCATACGGTTAAAGATAAAGATGGAAGAGTCGAATTCTTTACGGATGGTGCATTGATCCGTGCGCCTCTCGCTCGTGATCGGTTTCCAAGCTTTATGTCGCAGTCAAACGACCGTTATATTCTCGTGCATTGGGGCTGCGATGTTACGGACAAGGAAATGCTGTACGGCCGAGCGCTCGCTGAACTGAAAAAGAATTGCACGCCGAAGGTCACGTATGAGATCGACGGCTACGCAGACACAGGCATCGGCGACACGGTGCGGATCACGGATGAGGAGTACAACCCGATCTTGTACTTGGAAGCACGTGTGACGGAGCAGGTGCGAAGCATCACCGATGAATCAAGAAATAAAACGATTTACTCGAACGTCGAGGTCTTGAAGTCAGAAGTCGATTCGTCCTTGATGGCACGAGTCGAAGCTTTGATCAAAGAAAACAAGGTATACATCGGGCAGATCATGAGCGACAACGGCATCCAGTTTGTCAACGGGGAAGGTAGTACGACACTGACCGCGCAGGTCATGGATGGCGTCGTTGACATTGCTGATCAGTATCAAATCGTGTGGAAGAAAGATGGAACACAGATCGCTACAACAAAAACAATCATCGTTTCTTCTGGCGATTTTGGCGCGCAAGCCGTATACGGCTTTGAGGCGATCAAGGACAGCAAGATATATGCACGGGCCGAGGTAACATTGACCAATGTGCATGACGGTGTGACGCCAGAGCCTCTTTACTTGCATATTCGCTATTCGAACGATGGAGGGCAGACCTTTACTGGCAACAGTGGCAAGACGGAAGGCAAATGGATGGGGCAGTATAGCGATCATCTGGAAGCGGACAGCGAAAAGCCGAGCGACTACACCTGGGCAAAGATCCGAGGCGATGATGGGCAGTCTCTCGTGAGCATGACGAGGGAATTTTACATGTCGACCAGCAACACAGCTCAAGAGGGCGGATCATGGAGCGCTACTCCACCGACATTTGATGCAGCTAAATATCTTTGGGTGCGGTTTAAGGCTGTCTATAAAAAACCGGACGCTATTGCTTACTCTGATCCTGAGCTTGACGGCACATGGAGCGCCACACTGCAGGCAATCGACACCGCCAATCAGGCAGCGACAAGCGCAAGCAACGCAAGCCAGAGCGCACAGAATGCAGCGCAGCAGGCCGGAGAAGCCGTTAATAAAGCGCAGGAGATCGAGCAGGAGATCGGCCCGATCAAGACCGGAATCCAGGAAGCGAAAGATGCGGCGGCCGAAGCAAAGCAGGATGTGGCGGATGCGACCGAACAAATCCTTTTGGATATTTCGGGATCATATGCGACAAAGAGCGAAATGGCAGACATGGAAGGCGATCTGCAAACGCAGATCACGGCGAACGCCGACGGGCTGAAAAGCAAGGTATCGAATACGGAGTACCAGCAAAACAAGGATGCGATTGACGCGGAGTTGCTCAAACAAAATCAGGCTCTCCAAAATGCGCAATCGAACCTTGCGGAGCTGCAATCCAATCAATCGGAAGCGAACCAAAAGCTCACTAAGGCCGAAGCAGACTTGAAAGCGGCCAAAGACGCTGTGACCGCACTCGAATCTGACCAGGCGACGACCACGGAACAGCTGAACGCCGCTAAAACGGCACTCAATGCCGCACAGCAAGCGGTGGACAAAGCGCAGGCCGACGTGACGCAAGCGAAAAAAGACATTGCCACAGCGCAGGGGCAAATCAGCGGAATCCAGGATGGCATCACGGACTTGACAAGCCGGATAACGACGGCGGAAACAGGAATTGAGCAGAACTCGCAGGCGATTGCTTTACGGGCGACGAAGACCGAAGTCAATACGGCGATCCAAGGGGCGAAGGACTACACCGATGCCCAACTCAAGGTGGAGGCGGGCAAGATCACGCAGTCGGTCAACTCGGTTAGTACGAAGGTCGACAAGCTCACATCGCAAAAACAAGAAACTTATTACTACCAATCCACATCCAACACCACACAAACAGGAGGATCGTGGAGCACGACCAAACCAAGCGAAGCGTCTGGAAAATACATCTGGATGAAGATCAAGTTTACTTTCGTCGACGGAACGACAAGCGAAACATCACCAATCTGTATGACGGGTGCTACTGGAGCGCCGGGAAGCCCGGGTGCAACAGGGAAGGGTGTTAAGTCTACGGCAATCACTTACCAATCCGGCACATCGGGTACGACAGCGCCAACAGGATCGTGGAACGCTACGGTGCCAGCAGTAAGCCAAGGTCAATATCTCTGGACGAGGACGATCCTCACCTATACAGACAACACGACAAGTACAAGCTATTCTGTATCCTACATCCCTAAAAACGGGACCAACGGCACCAATGGTACATCTGTGACTGTATCGAGCACATCGGTTACTTATCAAAAGTCTTCGAGCGGAACTACTGCACCTACTGGTACATGGGTTAATTCGCCTCCTGCAACAAATGCAGGCGAATATCTATGGACGAAAACGGTTGTCAATTATACGGATGGAAAATCTACGACCGCTTACAGCGTGTCAAGAAATGGTACGAACGGTACTAACGGTACTTCAGTAACCGTCAAAAGCACAGCCGTCACTTATCAGGCAGGTGCTTCTGGGACAACGGTTCCTACCGGCACTTGGTTGACAACGATTCCGACGGTTCCGGTCGGACAGTTTTTGTGGACAAAAACAGTTGTTACGTACTCAGACAACAAGTCGACGACTTCGTATAGCGTTTCTAGGCAAGGCACAGACGGTGTGGACGCATTCATGATCGTCTACGACTCACCATCTGGGCTTGAATTTTCGGACACCGTTAAATCAATCGCCATCACGGCCAAGGTTTTTAAAGGCGGTAAAGAGCTGACAGATGCGCAGGTTAACGCTTTCGGTGCGATCAAGTGGTATCAAGTCGGCGTTGACGCGGCGATCGCAACCGGCAAGACTTTGACGCTTACGGCTCCGAAAGAAGTCTATGCGACGCTGGAGAACTAGGAAGGAGGGAGAGAATGGAAATCAAATTAACGTCTGATATGTTTGAGCAAGGTAAACTCGATCCTTATGCTTCTGTCGGAAGTGACTATGCGGCATGTAAAGATTCTTCCACGCACTCGCTTCACGAGAAAAGAGTTCGTTCAAAAGATCTTATTCCTTGCGGATCAGACAGAAAAATCACCTTTTCTGGAGATAATTCTCATTTAATGATATGGATTCTTGAATTCGACAAAGATAAAAAATATTTAGGAATTGGCAAAGGATGGAATTACTTTACAACTTATACGCTAAAGTTTGAAACTGCTTATGTTGCATTTATGATTGCTAGAAATCCAAATAGCGCATATCTTGATGTTTCGCTTTTAGATACCCTTTCGCTTATTCCCTACCACGATGATTGGATGTCCATTAAAGTCGACATGTATCGAGGACAATGTTCGACATGGGCTACTAAACCTTATTCTGATTGGGGTATTAAAGCTGGAGATGTTGTAACGTTTCAGATTCGAATCAAATCTACATCAGGCAAAAAGCTTCGTGCTCGTATAGAGTGGTTCAATTCTGGCAATGATAGAATTTCTATTTATCCTGAAACCGTACAAGTTATTGAGAACAGCGAAGGTGTTTCAACCATAACGCTAACAGTTCCATCGGATTATTCACAAATGGGATTGTGGTTAGATGCTAATCTAACAACGCAAACTCATACGGAAATAACTACAGAGCTTGTCAAAGCTGATATCTTTGTAATCGGTTCGAGCATTCCTTCGAATCTCGACCGGGGGGGGGTACTTCAGATGAGTAACTACCCTGAACTTCAAATCGTTAATACTCCCGACGGGTTAGAATACGCACGTGGTTACAATATCTTATCTGTTTCGAAAGCCGTGATACAAGAAATCGGAAGAAGTGGAGCTTGTTCGGTTTCAAGGGTCGTTTCAGGCGGAGGAATAGATATTACTGTAAATTCCGATACAAGTGGAATAGCAGTACCAAGGTTTCAATCCTTGAATCTTCCCTATGGTTTAACTGATTATCGTTTAACTTTCGATATGTGGGCGGAAATTCCCGATGGGGGAAATTCTTTAATTTGCAATGTAGATATTTGTGATGCCAATTCCAAAGGATTTGCTATTCCAACAACACGAACTGAATTTTCAAACGTACATCATCCAAGGAATTCCTATATTTTTGATAACACCTATCACGGTTTTGTGGATTTTGAAATCAGAGCTTCTTCAGGAGCAATGAAAGCCGGAACGGTAATTCATATCCGAAACATCATGGTTTCTTTAAGTTCAGATAAATTTGTGTATAGATCAAACCCTGCCGATCTGGTCGGGGGGGGGTTGCCTATGAGCATAATTGCTAGAGGACTACCTCTTACTGTAAGGAACTCAATTGATGAAGCGATTCAGAATAGTGCTGACAACCTTCAAAACATTTTGTCACAGACGGAGCAGCGACTAACAACGACAATCGAGCAAACAAAAAATTCGATCACGTCGCAGGTGTCGCAACAATACTACGCTAAGGGGGATACAGATCGGCTCATTTCAGAGGCGTCTTCGGTCTTGGAGCAAAAGTACGATAAGTTTGAGATGACGTTCAGCGAGTTCCAGCAAAAGGTAAACGACGACAAAAAGCTGACAAACGAGGAGTTTGCCACGATCACAAAGTTCATCCGATTCGTAAAGGGCGAGATCTTCCTCGGCCAAGAAGGAAACAACCAGATGCTTAAGATCGCGATGGACCGCATCTCTTTTTTGCAGGGTAACGCAGAGGTCGCTTATATCGAAGCGAGCAAGCTGTACATCTATGATGGTGTGTTTTTAAATTCATTGCGTGTCGGCAACTTCGCATTCGTTCCACGTGCGAATGGATCGCTTGACTT